TAAGGCTTGAGCCTGACCTTGGAGGCGGTACAGTCGGTGCGGTTCTTCTGCCTGCATCAAGGAGACCTTCGTCTCCTCTAGCTTGGTGCGGAACAGCGCCAGTAGCGCTTCATTTTCTTGCAGCTTGCAGCGGATTAGCGCTTGCATGTGCTGCCGATCAGGCTTTTGGCCTACAAAAATCTTCATGTGTGGATTCTATACAACAAATTCAGAAAAAGTCAAACTCCGTTGGGTCGGGCTGAAATCATATTTCCCTCACGACCACCAACTTGGCTACCGTCAGGCAGCATATTCTTTGGCGCTGGCCCCTGCGTAGCGCCCGGAGCACCCGGTGCGCCGCCCTGCATTTCGCCCATGATCATGGCCAGCTGCTCTTGGAGCTGAGCGTTTTGCTGCTGCAGATTCTGCATGGCTGTAAGTGTCGGACGGTCTGGGACGATCCGGTTGACGTTGCCGCTCAGGTTGCGAGCCTGCTCGCGCAAGAGCTCCGCCGCGCCGTCCATGCCCACGATCTGCTGGGCCACTGGGCTGTTGAGCACGATCTGGAGGAACTCGTTGCGGCGGACTGCCTCAGCTTCCTTGACCACCAAACTGGTTGCGCCCTTGGCCACAGTCTTGACGTCGCCGATGAGGTCCGGGTCTTTGCTGTAGCGCAAGTTGTCTTGGTACAAGCGCTCAATAGACGGCACGATCACGTTGCGGTCAATGTTGCTGATAACCTGTTTGATGCCCTTACCAGCGTTGGAAATCAACATGGACAAGCCAGACGACGTACGGCCAGCGCCACCCGAGGCGTCACCGGTCATGTAACGCGGGATCATGGTGTCCTCGTCAGCGCGGGCCGAGAACTTCTCGAACACAGCCATTAGTTCGTTGGCGTTGCTGTTAGGCTGGAAGAATGTCAGAGGCTGCGAGCCGTCGTTGAACTCCGAGCTCTGGAACTGCCATATTTTCCAAGGGTACATCTCTGTGATGTCTTCACCCGGTGGCAGGCGCGACACGTTAACACCCACCTGCGGGCCAGAGCTGATGCCCATGTTATTGGCCAAACTGCGAGCAGCCGCGTTCACCATGCTCTGAGAGTCCCGGCACAGGTCAGTCACGCCCTTACCGGCCACAGCACCGGGAATTTTTTCGTAGGATGTCACGTAGTACGGCTTGCGGCCCAGCGGGTCGTAGTTCAGCACAGCGCGAATCACCGTCGAGCCCACCAACCACACTTCGCAGGGGTAGTTCAGGTCTGGGTCTGGAATCTCTTTAGCGGACAGGCCCCAAGTTAGCAAGTCGCTACCTTTGACGCTGTCCCACATCTGCAAAGCGTCTATTAGGTCTGTCGTGAAAATGGTCTGTGTAGTGTCCTTACCCTCAGCGGTTGCCTGAGCGCTATCAGTCCACAGCCACTCGTTGAGGTTGCCCATCTCAAAGTCTTTGAGCACGGCACGAATCGCGTCGTCGTTGTACCCGGGCACGCCCAGCAGTACTTGCAAGTCTTCGCGTGTCATTTTGTGGCGCTCAACGATAAAGCCGTCTTGCACGTCCGAACACCATGGTGCCCAGTAGAACATAAACGGATCAACCCGCTCCCACTCGTTTCGAATCTCTTCTGAGGGCACCAACTCGCCGTTTTTCCAAGCCATAGTCTTGCGTTTGCGCTTGATTGGCCCCTTCATCACGGCGTACGGAAATGTCACCACGTCGTCCAAAAACGCGTTAAGTGCGTCAGTCCAGCCACCCTCGATGAGCTGGTCTTCCATCTTGAGTTCCATGCGGTCAACGCGCTCATTGGCCTCTTCGCGGAGTTTGCGCATCGCTGCGTCTTTCATCTGCACGGCAGCTTCGCGCAACTGTGTAGGGTCTGGCGGGGCCATTCCCTGCTCCATCTGGGCCATCAACTGCTGTTGCATGTTGGCCATCAACTCTTGGATCAACTCAGGGGGCAGTGTGGGTTCAGGTGTTGCCTCAATACTCCACGGCTTGTCCGACCCAACGCCCAGCAAAGTATCCCGCAGCCAGCTCGTTGCAGCGCGGCACTTGACTGATGTCAGCTGGATGTAAATCTCCGAACCACCTTGGCGCTTGATGTCGGCCAGTTTGTCCGGGTCATACTCGCCGTTGCGTTGGCGCAAGCACTGCAACATGCGCTCCTCGATGGTTCGTTTGGCTTCGCGTGAAGACTCCCAGCGCTTACGTGCATGAGCGGCCAAGCCCTGAATAACAGGCGTAGCCTGCATGTCGGTGTTGCGTTTTTGCGACTCGCGCTCCAGATCGGAGCTACGAGCGACGGGGATGAGTGCGATGCCTGTAGCCATATCTTAAATCCAAGGTGTGCCGGGAGCGGATGCGTTTGGTCCAGCAATCAGCAAAATTACAAACATTGACGAGCAAGAGTTGTTGGCCGCACTCCCTATGGCAGTCGCCTCAATGTCAGTCTTCTCTGGTACGGCGAGTGGAAACTCAAACGCGTAATCAGCTGTGCCGTTGTTAAGTGTAACTATTGAGGTGGTGCGACGTATGCCGTCGGCGGTAGACGATAACAAACGACCTTGAACTGACGTAGACCCGCTGGCCTGACCCACAGTAAACATACCCTGCAGCAAATATCCTGTGTATCCTGCGGGAACTGTGTAGTGCCCAGTCACTGTGTCGTTGTAGTTGAACTTGATGAGGTTATACACCGTCGCTGGAACACCGGCTGTTATGGTGCCCGTGCCGATGTATATGTCCCCCGCTGCGCTCCGTCCTGAACCTGCTGTCGCAACCGCAGCGTAGTTAATCCGCAGGTAGCTGTTAGCAGTCGTTACGGCTGTCTGGCCGTTCATTGTCACTGTCTCAGAAATCTCGTTGTAGCTGGCATCCAATCCTTGAATCAAAACTGTGCGGGCACCTGTGCCAGCGCTCGTATCGGCAGCGTTGGACGAGCTGACTTTCATCTGAATTGCAGCTGCTGGATGTTGAATAAGGCCAGCGTATGGCCAGACTGTGACTTCTGTCGTATCTACGTCGCCGTTGTAACCGAAGACGGTTACGCTGCGATGGCCGGGAATCTGTCCCCTAGCAACCTGCAGGGCAAAATCCTCATGGCGGCGTTCAGATGTAATTGACGGGTAGAAAAAAGACATGGCTGTCTCCAAGAGTTACCCGATTGTACGCTGAGCTGTCAAGGGGTCAAGTGTAGGCGTATGCAGACTTCTTGACTTCCCGTCTGGTCTGCTGCAGGCCGAATCCTCGGATGTTCATGTCGATCACCGCCGAGCCGTACTGCAGCGCATCGTGGATGTGGCTAAACTCGTTCTTGTCCGGCTTGTCCTCCATCTCACCGTTCTTCTTGACTTTGTACCTGTAGCCCGAGCGGAACCCTTTGATGAGGTGCGTGCACGACGGGGATATCAAGAACATGGCCTTGCCCTCCAGCTGCTGGCTGAGCAGGCGCTCCACGGCTGCGATGCGTTTCTCCGGGTCGTTCGTCGGCGGCTTGACGCACTTATACCCTGCGTCTTTCAGCGCGTCCACCAGCGTCATCTCGTTGAGCTGCTGTTTCATGAACCCCGCTGGGTCTGGGGCGCAGGCGAACGTATGCCCTTGGTAGTTGTTGCCAATGAACGGATTGAGCTTCGTGTTGATGAACGTCTCGATGCCCATGTTCTCTGAGGTGATCTCGTCAAGCACCAGCACCCGCCCGCGTGGGTCTCGCTGCATAAATATGGCCGACGGCGTGCGCCCGAAGTCAATCCCGATCGTGATGGGATAGTCAGCGCTCTGTATGGCCTTGAGCTTCTCCGGCGCAACGTGAAAGTCCGACGTGAACGTCTTGTCGTACACGGGCATGCCCGAGAGGCTCTTACCCCACTTACCGTGGACGTACACGTCGACCCAGTCCTCGCTCTTGCCTTCACACAAATCCTCGTAGTAGTGAGACGGTAAGTGTTGCACCCAGTCCGCCTCATCACTGAGGCCGCTGGGCTGTATGGTCACGTGCACCTTATCCGGGTCCGCGCTGGTGAGGTACTGCTCCCAGTGTGCGTCGAGGTCGGGCGGGTTGGTTGCCCCCCACACTTTCTTCATCTGCACGCCGTTGTCATCCACACACCCCTGCACGGGGTTACCCTTATCGTCAACTCCCCACTGCGGGCGGTGCGGCACCATCATCCCGTTAGGATAACGACCCAGTCGGCCTGTGAGCGCGTCGAACACGTCTGAGTTGATCTCGCGCACCTCGTCCACCATGGCAAACGACAGCTGCAGAGACAGAAGACGACGCACGTCGTTGGCATCATCCAGCCCCCTGAACAAGATGTCGCACTCCACATCGTCAAAGCGCAGTGTGAATCTCAGCTCGGTGCGGTGGTAGATGCCAGCTTGGCCTTCAGGGAACAGCGCCAAAAAGTCTTTGATGGTCGAGTCCAGCAACATCTGACGCGTGTTACGCACAATGGCAACCCGAGAGCGACGGATACCGTCTGCGCACGCGGCAACCTTCTTGGCCTCGATCGGAATCTTCATGAGAGACGCAGTGGTCTTGGTCGAGCCTACTGGCCCCACGATGAACGACTGGAACTTATCACTAAGGAGGTAGGGCGTTACGCTTGGAACCGGGGTGTAGTTAACGCTCATGTGTAGTCGTCCCCTGCATACTCGTAATTCTCGTCTTCAACCAAAAATACCGTGGGTTTTTGTGTGTTTTCTGCAATTTCGAGGGCTTTTTGAGGGGTCTCAGCCTCTAAAACGATGGTCTGAGCAGGTGTTTGGCCCACCGTTGGGATGTTGATTGTGATCGAAAACCCGGGACCAGCACCCGCATTTGAGGTGTTTTTGGGCTTCAAATCCCCCCAATCGACCAGATTTTCGAGGATTTTCGCCCTCACAGCCGCTGGAACGTCTGGGTCTCGGGCCATGTGGTATGCACTGGGCAGCAAATCCTCTGCCAGCACCCTACTTTTGGCTGAAAACGAGAAGCCTGTGTCCTTGAGCTCGCCTTTATACGCTTCTACGTACTGCTGAAACTGTGGGTTCAGGGCAATCTGGTCGTATTCTGTCTGCGTGAGCCCTTCGCTGGCAATAATCTCGGCAGTTGGGCGCATGGCCCCCACCAAATTTCTGGCAACGGACAAGGCAAGGCTGCGCAAAAGGTGGTCAGCGTTGATGGATGGATGCAATTGGGTCTCCTCAGCGAAAGCTGTCTGGAAAAGTCAGTAGCCCGAATGTAGCACAGGCTGGAAAATTTTTGGAAACGCTTTGTGAGGGGGCGGGGGTAAAATAACTGGG